TATCGCTTGAATATGCTTCTGCCCATTTATTTTCTGTGAAAGTACAGAACGCCCATAGGTCATCAACGTCTTGGTCTATAAGACGTATAAGTTCATCTTGCGCTGATACGGTTTGTTTTAAGTGTTCCAAGTCATGCACAAGCCCAGAAATATACCAGACCAATGCAACCAATTGCACAACCATTGCAAATGCTAATCCAACATTAACCTTCATTTTTTTACACCATAATATTTAGAAACAGCGCGATTACCAAACCAGAAAGACATAATAGCTGCAAACAACCCTTGTGTTTCTGGCGTCCACATTAATGGTATAGCGTCTTGCCAGTTACCACCTTCGTTAATAACCTTCATCATAACAACTACTTGTACGGCAACGAAAAGACCAAAAAAAGCATAAGTGATAATAGGGCGCACACTACCTCGTAATGCGTTGACAAAACCCCCTGCATCAATTGCATCATGTTTATACAATCCCTCTGTTTCTTTGATCTCTGCTTGCTTATCAATAATGTTTAGCTTTAGCTCATTACGCTTTGTCATCATTTCCATTTCAACTTGCATACGTTCCAAGTTGTGCTTGTGATCTTGACTAGCTTTAAAATAGTTTAAAACTTCTGGCAAAAAAGATGTGCCAAATCCTAAAAGACTACCTAGAAGTGTCATCATTGATCTGTCTCCATTTGCATTGTTGATTTTTTATTGTCAGCCTTTGCGCTGTAGGCATTAAAACCCATGAAAGCGGCAACTACACCTGATGCGGCAATTACGTAAACTGAGGCAATATCTGTTATTAAACTAGCAGCCTTATCAAAACCAAGAACAGACGCTAATAATATTATAAATGGATAAATTAACATGCCAGCTAACGCAAACCCTGTAAATCTACGCTCTGCATTTCTTTTTAAATCGCGGTCTATCATTTCTAATCTGCGATCTTCTAAGGCAAGTTTATTCCATTCGTTGCGCTCTATAACGCCATTGCCGTTAGTGTCAGCTTTATCAAATTCTGTCATTGCTGTGACCTTGCATGAGTTAATGCTACTTTTTTGTCTCGCGTAATTATAACAACTTTTCCGTTTTTGTCATATATAATATATTTTCCACGCCATTCTTTAAGTATCACCGTTCTATTTTAATACATACAACCTTTGAGTTTTGATTAGTTACAAGAACTTTTGCTTTAGACAAAGCTGCTTTACATGCTTCTTCACTGCTATGACTTCCTACATGGTAGTGATCAAATGTTCCACTGACTAGTTGCAACCATAATAAAACCCACATTACCAGCGCCCTTGTCTACTACCCCATATGTAAAATATAAAAAATATAACTGCTGCACCAATACTGAAAATAACAAACCCTAGACAAAAATTAATAAGACTATCAATTTGCTGTTGTTTCCTGTATACTTCGGCCCTTCGTTTTTTTCGCATTTGCGCCTCTATTGCCAGGAGTTCTTCGTAGCCGCTTTTGCCGTAGTGCCACGTCACGAATTCCTTCATTTCTTCCCGAAGAGCCTGCATCTTCTTCTTATGAGCGAAAATTTCCAGCGCGTTACTGCTATCACTGCCTTTGAATGTTTTCTGCCAGAAGGGTGGATTTTTCTCACGTTCCTCTAAATTACCCCAATCGCTAAAGGCTTGCCCCCAACTTATCATTTGATTTGTGCAGTCCTGGAGATCGCGGCCTGCCGCCACAGCACCCTTGAGCGCCTTAAATGCGCCGCTAGCCAAAGCTACACAACTAACCGGGTCAATCATTTTTTCATTAGCTGATGAACGTCTCTACGCATTTCTTTCTGATCTTCGCGCATTTCTTCCATCAGCTTTATCATCATGTCTGTTTTCTGCTCTAAAAGTATAACTTTAGATTTATTAGTTAAAATATTATTCATTACCCACCACGCCGCAGCAACTAATGCAGTAAAAATTGCAATTAATATTGCTGTATAATCTGACATGGTTTTCATTTTAAAATCCGTTTGCAATAAGTTTAGAAAATTCACCACTCATAAGTTTCTTTTTAACATATTCCATAAACTCTTGCGATCCTATTTTTGCACCACACTCCTTTGCCCACATTTCTGCAATGACAAAAGGAATAGAACCAGCCAAACGCATTTCGCTGTTACGGTTATGACCGTCTATATTTCGCTCTTTGTTAAAATCTAATATGCGCTGCACGTCCTGAGAGCGTTGCACAATGAGTTTATCATCTTCTGTGTGGTAAGTGGTATCTAATATCGTATCGCTCATTCTGGGGCTTCTCCACCTTCCCACGCCTCATTCACATCTGGGGTGTTGGGATCGTCTGCCATAAGTTGGCCTTTTTTATTACGTGCTCGTTTAGGTTTATCTGTGACTTCTACCGCAAAACCATTTTCTATAAATACTTTCGCTTCTTCATCAGAAACTTCTACTTCTGCGCCTTGCTCTAATTGTTCTTCGTCGATGAAAGGTCTGCGATCTGTTGTTATTTTTATTTTCATAAAATCCTCCGTAGATAGAGGGGCATTTCTGCCCCCCTGAAGTTTATTATGATGCGTTTACATCTGCAACAACACCATGTGCCTTTTGCGAAGTTACCTGAAGTCCATATTCGCAGCTTATTAGGCGGCGCTCTGACAGACCAGTTTTCGCTAATGGTTCTTGCTTCGCTGTTTGTAGATAAGCAACTTCCGCATAGTTTGGATCAAGAACAAATACGTCTGGTGTATAGTCTACACTGCTAACTGTGCGGACACGCATATGGCGCGACGGGACGATCTGTAACTCGCCAAAATCAGAAATGTACACATCAATAGCAGCATTTAGCTTGCTATCTTCTGCTTCCTTGTAACGTGTTGCGTTACCAGTGAATGTAGACATTTTTTGCTTTTGAGCTGACCCACAAAGTACAACAGTTGGTTGTGCACCTGCATCCCAACAAGAAGCAATTACTGTTTTAAGCAATGTTTCTGTTAAAGCACGTAGTGTACCATCTGTTGCTGCTGCGTTGACAAACCCAGCCTCACCTGTTCCTGATGTAGTACCATTAGCACCACCAGAACCACGTGAAACGTTTGAAGTTAAATAAGCTGGCAAACCTGCTGTTTGTCTAGCAGTACCAGATGCACCTGCGCTGGCGGCTACGTTTGCCAATAACATGGCTTCCATATCCCGCTTTAACTCGCTTAGTTTGTAAGCAACTTGCTTTGCAACTGTTTGCGCGTTTGCAACACCATTAACAGCTTGGTTGGTAGAAGATACTTCTACAACTTTAGCTGAAATCTGTGTGTAACCACCTTTACGAACAGCGTTAGTTGGCGCAGTATTAGACAACCCCACATCGCCCTCAATTTGGCGGTTTGCGGTAGTTGCTGCCAGGTCAACTTCACTCCATTCAAAGTAGGTATTATCGACATTACGAGAACCGATAGTGCTCATAAAAATCGTCTCAGTTGGCGAGATTGATGCCATAGCCTCTGCCAGGTCCTCGCGTATTGTTGTGACGTCATACGTCTCGTTTGTGTTTGCTGTAACAGCCATTGCTGTATCCTTTCTGCAAAAGTTAAGGGTTTAAGAGATAATCAGCGACACTATCTAAATCGCCTTTTGCTCTCATGTTCGCCTCTGCTTTTTTAGCTCTTGATACTCGTCCAGAACTTGCCGCACGTTTAGCTGCTGGTTTTACTACTGGCCTAGCACCTTCTGCCTTTTCTTGGGCTTTGCCTTTGTTAGCCTGTAGTTCTCGCCATTTTAATGCATCATTTAAAATACGTACTTCTTCAGCAGTTTTTACAGTTCCGATTTGTTCATCTGTTAAATCGTAATGTTTTTTTGCTTTAGCTGACATATCTTGAATAAAAACGTTGCGCTTCTCAGGATCAGCAAACTCAGGCATCCATTCCGTTAAGCGTTGTGCTTGTTGCTCTAGAAACTGATTATGCTGTTGCTGCCTTTGCTGCGCGTCTTGTTGCGCCTGTATTTGAACTTGTTGATCAAATTGTTGACGCTTTTCTACGGCACGACGATATTCCGCTTCTTTCTCTAAAAATCCTAGAGGGTCACTAGCTCGTAGTTCCTCAGAAGGATATTCAGGAATAGTTGGAACATTGCCATTCTGCACTTGTTGTACCATTTGCATAAGCATCTGGCGTTCTTGGGTTACTTGTTGCTGCGCTTGCTCTAAAGACTTTTTAGTTTCTGCGTTCTCAGCCATCCCCTTTTGGATATACTTTTGCCCTGAATAGCCACGTTGTAGTTCATCCAAAGTTACCTCAGTTTCAATGCCATCAACTTTGACTTTATACTGTGGTTCTGGTTGAGCTTCGTCCTGTTCAGCTTCTTCGTATTCCTCACCCAAATCATCTTCGTTGGCTTGGGCTTCAACGTCATCCTGTTCCTCAATTACTGCTTCCGTAGCTTCAGGTTGTTCGTCAACAGTTGCTTCTACTACTTCTTCAGTTACCTTCTCAGGATTTTCTGGCGTTTCTACAATCAAATTATCGGCAACCGCCTGTAAGTCATTACCGTTGATTGGGTTAGTCGTTGACACGGTGCTTTCCCTTCTGTTTTAGGAGCGTTACGTTATCTATATTTACTTGTAACTCACGCTCAATTGCATTTAACGCACGTATCATACTATGCGCGTCCTCACGCTTCTCCACTTCTGAAGCTGCGCTGTTTGCGAAAATAGACTTTTGCTGTTCTCGCAAATCACTCATGGTTTTTATAAACCACTCATTTTCTAATAGCGATTTAGAGCGTTTTGCCCTTTGCTCAATATCCACTACCCATACCCATCATTTGTTCGTTGTGTGGTCTAGCTGCGTCTTGCTCTGCCTTAATAGCAGCAGTATCTACAGCCGTTCCATACTTACCTAATATCTCCGCAACTTTCAGTGCTAAATCTTGCACCATTTCATCACGCGATAAATCATCTTCCATGCCTAATTTGTGCATTTTGTACTGCATGTCCATTTGGGCTTTTGTCATGTCAACTTGCGCTTTTGTTTGCGCTTTCATCGCTTCAGATTGCATAAATGCAGCGTTTGGATCAGGTTGTTGCTGTTGCATCATGGCCTGTTGTTGCGCCATCTGCTGTTGCTGCATCATCATTTGCTGTTCTATCTCTGGTGTCATAGGCATAAAATAACGATCAACATTTCTTACACCACCTATAGCCAACATATCAGCTAAAGTGTTTCTAATTTGTGTTAGTGTTACAACACCGTTTTGTGGCCCATACCCATTATATATTTGCTGTTGAATACCAAAGGCTTGCTGTAACGCTGCCATACGCTCGTTTTCACGCCCTGTACCAATACCTACATTAACGCTTAGATCCATGTCTGTTTCCCACGCTCTAGGGTCTACAGGAACAAAAGAACCATTCAAACGCATCATTTCTTCGCCATCAGCATTTTTAACCATCAACTCTAACATCAGTTTGAAAAGTTGCTTCATGCCACCTTCAGCAAAGTTTCTTGCAATAACTTCCGCTTGCCCTGTTTGCCCTTCCATAGAAGCTGCAACGGCTGTTGCTGTAGACGATTTTAACACATCAGGATCTAACCCTTGCGCCATCTTTGACACACCAGTTTTGTTATCTACCAATTGGTCAAAATACTGCAACGCTGGCAAGGTGCTACCAGCCGTAAATGGCACTGCCATTTCTGCTATAGAACCAGGAGACTTCACCCTTACAATTCGCCCTATCTCGTTATTAAGTAGGTCATCAACAGCAACCTGACCATCGACAATTTGCAAGCCTGGGTTGTTTGTTAAGGCTACATTATCCAACACACCACGCAACATTGCTGTAGCAGCATCTTGGTCATCCATTACTAAATCAACTAAACTAGTGCCAAAGAACGCATGTGGTTCTGGATCACATTCAAAAATTGCGTATGGCGCACTATCAGCTTCGTAAAAATTTAAAATCTTATACGTCGATCCAGCACAAATAAATTGATACAATGTTGGAACACCAGTACCCTCTATATCCAATTCCATAAATGCTTGCGTTAAAGTAATTTTTTTAGACGCCCCAGAAATATTCTCATCTTCATTTTCGTCTATTGCATAACCACGTCTTTCAAACTCTGCTTCGTCATCTGTGACACTGTATTCAGTGTTACTTAACCCAGCTAAATCGTCTATAGAAAATCCCATTGCTAATATGTCAGAAACACGGACTTCAGTGCTATGACCACATACATAAAAACTATCAATTCCACGTGCATTACGATCTACAAAAAAATCTTCTGGCGGCACACTTTCTATACAAATATCACCATGCCCAACTGTTCTAGCTATTTTTACATCATGCTCTGGAACTTCTATTTCAATGCCCATGTCATCCATGCTTATGCTTGTACGCATTTCATGTTCTACAACTTCTACGTCATCATCTTCTACAATTAATGCAAAAGCCTCGTCACTGAGGTTTTTATAAGTGTAAATTTCTTGCTCTGTTTTATCGTTGTAGTACACATAAGCTATGCCAGTTTTTTTTACTAACGCGTCTTGGAATACATCATTTAAGACTTTATACCCATCATGCTTTTGAAACTTATACGATACATATGACGTTGCCTGCTCTGCGGCCGCAACATCTTCTGGGCCTCTTGGAACAAATTCTACAGGTTTGTCACTTGTAAGAAATATACGTTGTATCGAAGGTTTGATGCCCCTAACAACTTCTCTACACTTTGTGGCAACACATTTAGACCGCCCTTCTTCATACCCTATATCAACCTCACCATCGAAATAGCGTTGTGATTTTATCCTTCTAGGAGATATGTCACTATCTATAAAATCGACCGCATCTTGTATTGCTTTGGAAACGATGCTTTCAATTTGTGTTTGATCTAATGGTTCTAATCGCATTTCATTTCCTTACTGTACTAATAACCCTGTACGTCTTTCAGCCTCTTTTTGCACACCACTACCAATCAAAGTTGTTATTTCGTTAGCTAAGAGTGTATTATCATCTGCATTAATTATTTTACCTTGCGCTGCGTCTTGCATTATTTGCAACGCTCGTTTAGCGGCTGCTGTATTTTTATTTGTAAGTGCTTGCGCTATTTCAGTGTATATTTTTTGCTTACGCAAATCTATTACCTCATCTGTCATTCCTGTGATTTCTTGTACAATTTGCCGCCCAGATTTTAACCCTTCAGCCCTTAGAAAACTGCCTAGCGCACCAGGAGAAGTTTGTTCTTCTATACTTTTCTGTATGTTTTGTCGGATAGCCGTGCCAGAACCTAATTTCATTCTTGCTCTTACAGATGCCGATTGTGCAACCTCGTCTAATTGTTTTAGAAACATTGGCGCATCTTGCCCCATAATTTGCATAATTTTGTCTCTTGCGTTTTGTGAGGAAGTTACACGCATAAAAGCATCTAATTGACGTGCCGCTAAATCTGGGTCACTAGGCACAGCCTTAACATCTCCTAAAAGTTTTCTTATGTATTGCCCCATACCTATACGCATAGCTTCTAATTGAACATCTGACGGAGTGTCACCTAGTGCTTCTGCTATCTCATCTATTTCTGTATTAGGTCTAAGAATATCTCTACCTAACTTAAAAGCAGCTTCTTCTTGCAGCACGTCTCCACCTAATTTGACCGCTTGACTATAAACTCTAGCACCAGTTTCAGGATCAACAACCGCCTCATCCAACGCTGATTTTAATTGTCTTGCAAAACTAGAATACAATCTACTATCGTCTGTAATTTTACCAAATTCACCTTTGCTTTCTTCAGCTAAATTTTGCAGCGCACGTTTCAAATAATCAAGCTGCATGACATTAGGTAGTTTTGTATATGATACTTCGCCATTTTCATTAATTGTTGCTTTTATTTGTTGATTTTTTAAACCATCTGCTCTCATTCTGACATTTGCTTTACCAATGGCTGTTTGTACGATTTTTGGATCAATTCTATCTAAAACATTTTCAATGTTCATACCTGCAACACTAGAATAATTAATAGGAGTTTTATATGCTATATTATAGGCATCGTTTCTTTCAACTTGATTTCTGCTTCTAATATTTTCCACCACCGTTTTAGGATTTGTTTCATTACCTAAAGACTTAGATAGTGTAGCGTCTAATTGTTGACTTACATCTGCGGCTCTTTCTGTCATGGCCTTTGCGACAACAGAGGATGGCTCTGGCCCTGCCTGACCTGCTGCATCTGCTAATGCTCTTGCAGCTTCATCAGCATCGACAAGCATACCACTTTTACCTGCTCTTTCCACTGCATTTATTGCTGACGTAATATCACCACCTTGTGCAAATGCATTTTTAATTACCATTGCTGCACTGCGTGAAACACCTAGTGCTTGAGAAATTAATGGAATGTCTGCCTTTCGTAAAGCATCTACACTACGTCTTACACCAGCGCCTAACAACGGTAATGGTGCTCCTACAGCCGCACCTGTTGCAGTACCTACTAAAACATCTTTACCAGTTTCTGGGTCAAGCAGTCTTTCTCCTAATCCACCTTCTTCTTTTCCACCAACAGACATAATACCAGCAGTAGCACCACCACCTAAACCAGCGCCAATCCCAGACTTAATAGTTCTAGAAATCATACTATCACTTGGTTTACCTGCAAATATTTCTGCTAATTTTGGAAATCTTTTAATTAATCCATAAACTTCTGCAACGCTAACACCTGCTTGCAATGCAAATGTCTCTAACGGTTCTTCACTTGCCATTGCTTTTTGCAACGCTCTTGTAGCAAGTTTAGCATCATTATTAAATAATCCTATAACTTCATCAGCAAACGAACCAGTGCCAAATCCCATTGCAGGTAATGTTGCAGCTACCCTAGCCATTATTGGATTTTGCTCAATTAAACTTTGGTTGATGCTACTGCGACTTATATCACCTACCGTAACTTCGCCTAATTTTTCGGTAAACGTTTTTATTTTTTCAGGATCACTTGTGCTATAACCTTCCCCCACTAAAGTTAAATTTCCACTTGGTGAACGTAATACAGCATCTTTTCCAATTTTTATGGGAATACCATCAGGTGTTACCGCAACTTGTGCAGTGTTTACTTGGTCTAATTTTCTTAATTTATCTTTTGCATCGCTAAGAGAACTAGCTTTTATTCTAAAAATATTATTAGTTTTTTTGTCTCTTAAAATAAAAACCTCTGCCACTTTACAGTTCCTCTATATCATCTTCTTCATTATCTTGTAATTTTTTTCTTTCTTCATTGTATTCCTCAGTACCAAACAATGGATTTATTGATTTTTGCAAATCTTCTAAAGTAGCAATACCAAATCGCGCACCTTCAGGCCCAGCCGAACCTAGAAGCAGTCTGCCAGCTAATTCTCTCCGCATACGTTTTTGTAAAATTTGCTCCTGACTATCACCAGGCACTGGAAAATATTGCCTGTTAGCACTCTCAAATTCACTTTCCGCAATAGCTGCGCCACTTTCTCTACGCAAAACAGCATTCACAAAGTCTCGTCTTGCATCATCATATGATCTAAAACTGTCATCTTGATAATATCTTCCAAGGCCAAATGGCACATTATTTAGAAAATTTTGGAAAAGATCTGTGCCTGACGTATCAACAGCAGATAATATTGAGTTTGCGTTTACTACTCTCGTGCCAAACCCCATCGCGTTCGATTTATCTTGATTTAAATCAGGCATTCCAATTTGAATTGTAGAACCATCTGGTGCTGTGTAGGTAAATCCACCCATACCACCACCTTTTGCGTTATAAATAACTTTTCCTGTTTTACGATCAACAAGTGAGTTTCCTACTACAACGTAATCGCCTTTTTGCTCTGCTAAAAATGCCCTGTAGACTTCTCCGATTGGAACACCCATGTCTAGAGCTTGAGCATATATTGCACCATTAGGCTGTGATGCTAAAAATTCTTTAGTTTTGTTTCTATTAGCTTGTGCTACTCGTTGTGCGCCCTGTTCTCTAATTTGTTGACCAGCCCTCATTTCAGGCATAATTAACGGATCAAGTGCAGCGCCAAACCGTTGAAATGGTGACAAACCAGTTTGGTCATCTGGCCTACGCATACGTTGAAAAAAACCAAATAAACCGCTTTGCTGTGGATCTGGGTTCATTGTCATTTTTTTCTCCTACCTTGCAAACTGTGATGCAACTTGCAAGTAATTAAACAAACCTGGCCTAAAACTTGTGTTACTTCCAGCCGTACCAGGAACACCTGCGCCTGTTATTGCGCCTAACATTGTATTTAGTCCTTGCGCTGGAGCACCTGTATATTGACCGTATTGACCTCTTGCCGCATCTATTAATTGTTGCTGAATACCACGCTGTTGAGCGCCTTGTGCAGCCATTCTGTCTTGTATAGCAGTACCATACCCAAAAGACCGTTGCCCCAACCCACTAAGCTGCTGCCCAGCGCCTAACCGCATTTGTTGGTCTGCCCTTTGAGCACCAGCTACTTGACCTGCTGCACCCATGCCTAATTGCTCTGCTTGTGCTGCCATATTTCCTAATGCTGTAGCACTTGCGCGTCTTTCTTGCGCTGCTGCTAAATCTGCCGCCGACAGTGCTTGAGAGCCTTGTAAGTTTAAACCTGCCCCCTGTAGACCTGCTGCTTGGTTTAACTGTTGTGCAGTCATTCCTGTTTGTGCTCCAAATTGCCTTGCTACATTTTCTGCCGCAACGTTTCTAGCTTCTGCTGCTGTTTGTTGACCAACATCAAACTGACCTGCGCCCAACTGAGTTTGAAATCCTTGTTGACGCATCCTAGCGGCCGCATCTGCCATTTGTTGGGTGTAACCCTTCATGGCTTCTGCCTCTGCTATGCCATGCCTAGAACCACCAAAAGCACTAGCTCTTTGCGCTTGCGCTGCTAAATTTTGTTGCCCTAATTGTGCTTGTGTTCCAATATCTCGTAAGGTTTGCTGTACAACTTGTGTTTCATATGGATTTTGATAACCTTGCATTGCACTTGCCGCAGTCATAGGTGTTGTTTGTTGCGCTGCTTGGTAGTTAGTTGCTGCTACTTGTTGTGGCGTATACCCTATAGCCCTCTCAAACCCACTTTGTGCCATTGGGTTTACTGCATATGACGTATTTGCTGTTAACGCACCTGTTGCGGCTGTAGGTGGCGTATATGCCATCCCTGCCGCCATTCTGCCCATTGCAGTTGGAGAGGTTTGATACTGCGTTGCCGCACCTGTTGTTGCTAAAGCTCCACTTTGTGCTGCTGAAGCTTGTTGAAACGGATTAGCTCCTTGTGGTGTTGCTACTGCTTGTTGTGGGTTTGCTGATCCGCCCATTGTTATCTCCTATTTACCACGACCACCACCTTGCATTTCCAAGGCTACTGGTTGATTTTGTGGCGCTCTGCTGCCAACTTCTCCTGTCATTGGATCTATTCCAAAACTTTCCACATAGTCTGTATACCCAGGTGCTTGTGCGCGTGTAGTGTCTATTGCTTCCTGTACCATTGGTTGCGCTGAGTACCCTTGAATACCACCAGCATATTGCGTTGGTTGGGGCATATAGCTGCTTGTGTCTGCTGTTGGCATACCAAATGCACTTGCTGCCATGTCAGTATATTGATTAGCTAATTGCTCTTGTGGTGACAACGCTGCGACTACTGGCAACGGATCAGGCACATATGTAGCAGCTAAAGGCGCTAAATCTCTGCCCATCCCTAAACCTTGTTGTACAGACGTTTCTGCAAACTCTGGCATAATAACTTCTTGTTTTTGTGAACCACCTTTTGCCATCTAAACCTCCAATCCATATTGGGCGTTAATAAACTTCCACCCCAAGGGCGCTAGTGCTTTTTTCCATCCTAGCCTACCTGTTAATGTTCCACCAGTACAACCATGAGAAATTGCCCAATTAGTAATATCTTTGTTCATATCTATTAATTGATCCAATTCGCCACCAGCTAAAAATAAATTCAATACTTTCTTTCTTGGGTATACCACAATTTCTGTAACAATGCACCCCCTTGGTGCAGCCCATAATTGCATCCTACTTTCCGCTATTCCTAAAACAATATCATCAAAATTATGTGTCCCATTGCAATACTCTAATGCGTCCTCAATCCAAGGTTTGCAACGCTCCAAATCATCGCTTAAAATAAAATCTTTCATCCGTGCAGCCTCGTTATAGATAGGGTAGACGCAGGTATGTTTGGAACAGGCGCAGACGCAGCAGTTGCATTAAGAAATCCGTCAGTGCTGTCTACCATCCAATTTACTTCTAAGTAATCATTCGCCGCCACCGTAAACACTTGAGTTCGTGACGTAACAAGAGTTGCGTTGTTTTGATGTAGTGCCGTAGTCATCGCGCTATTGTTAATATCTGTGCCATTAACGCTAGGCCAGAAATAAAAATGCACAGTGCTTGCAGATGTAGAGGATATTTGCGCAGAAAACGCTATGACGTATTGCCCTGCCTCTTCAAACACAATTCTACTTGCAGGCGTTCCTAAAGTAATACCAGAATTACTTGCCTCTGCCGTATATGTAAGTTTATATTCTGTGTCTGCACTTGCTGCTGTTACGTCTGAATTAATAAAAAAATCGCCATGCCCATCTTCAAGAACAATTTGCCGCCACTCACCATTTTTACTGACAACAGGGTATCCGTAAGTTCGATCCCACAGCAAAACACCATCTTCTGCCGCACTATCATAATCACGTCTGTGCGTTAGAAAAGACCGTGTACTTTGTATCCAGTTGGTAAACTTTTCAGCCCATACACGCAAATCTGCACTAATAGGTGGTACACCGTAAAAGCTCATCTTTTACTACCTTGCCTAGCATCTAGACGCATAATCCCGACACGCCAATCAGAATTTTGATTTGCCTCTACTTTCATGCGTACTTGCCGCCCTTGAAATCGTACAGATGTTGGGTTGGCTGTAGAATATGTGCCGTGCGTAGTTTCTGCGCCATTTGGATAGTTACGTGTTTTAAAGATTAAATTAACATCGCCTTGCGTTTTTTCATCTGGGATAACTTTTGTAACTTTCATAAGTCTATCGCCAGTGCCAATTACAATAGGGCCAGTTTCTGCAAACGGTACACTAGTGTCATAACTTTGACCTACCTCATGCTCATATACGACGCCACCATCTGCAACCATAAACGGAAGTCTAAATACGCCACGATCAATGCCACTTGTTCTGCCTAACGTTCCACTTGTCCAGATATTTTCTACATAGTCATAGGCTACGTATTTGTCACACTCATCGCTATCTTGCGATTGATAAAACCACCAAATTTCGTTCCACTGAGAATTGACTACTGCTTGTACTTTTGATGCCTGATCATAATTTAAATTGCTAAAAACCAAATCGCCAACTGAGCATGGTATTTCTCTTACAGCGCCACCTGAGTAGATAAAAAATCCACGTCTACCCATCCAGATAACGCCCATGTCTACAGACGCATACGCACCTGCGCCTATTAAGCCGCAAGCCGTGCCGACACGCTCAAACCCGTATACAAATGGCGGCCCTTGATAAGTCATTGTGTGGGCATCTTGGTCAGTAAGAATTAATGCCTGACCTCTTGTTCTGACACCTGCCAGAATTTTTCCGTTTGTTTGTAACTCAATGTCACCTGCTTGGTTTGTAGCGGCAGCCGTCCATACCGTGTAATCTTCTTGATCTGACCACGCCACACGTCTGTTGTTAGTAACACTTGCGCTTGTATCGCACCCAAGACAAACTAAAAATCTTTCTTCTGTCACTAATACTGAATTTGATCCAACAGGAGAATTTGGAACTTGTACTCCATCATTTGCAGTATTTAAGTCCCAGTAGTAAACTTTACCATCATCACTTGAGCAAGCAATTAACTGTTCACCCCAATTATCTAAGCTCCAAGTTGTTGCAGTAAGAATAGAGCCTAAGTCGGGACGTGCAACGCCCCATGAAAACAAACCCCAACCGCCAGAACCCCAACCAGTATTTATTGTGGCGTCTACACGCCCTGTTGTTAAACCACTTGGTGTTATATCGTGAGTAACAGAACTTTCTAGCATTGCCACAAGCTTGTTATGCGTCCCAAATGCAGCATATCTAGCGCCATCATTATCTACCCATGCGTGAACACCCCTTACAACGCCAGAAATATTGACTGAGGTATTATCGGACTGTGATCTGGGCCTCCAACCACCAACTGGACGTAGTGCATCTTCATGCCATCGCACAAGATTAACATCACGCCATCTGCCTAGAGATTGATATTCAGTTCCGTTTGCATATTGGCCTTTGGGAATATTAAGTGGGACTAAAGGCATTTTTATTCCTATGGTTTAGTGGGCCAATCGCTTTCTGATAAGTGAGGCCAATTAGAATGCGTTGGTAGGTTACGCAATGAGGATCTATAATCCGTTTGCTCAGAAGTCATTGTTCTGTCTGATACAGCCCACCAATCTGACTCAGCAAGTAAATTATTTCGTTTATTACGATTATTCTCTGCCGCTGAATTATCTAAATTGGCTTGATATGCAGTTTCTTGTTCTGCTTTAGTTTGCCCACCTTCTATATCAGCAAACATATCAACAATTTGCCATGCGTAGACCCAATCGCCATTAGAATTTTGCTCAACGCCATTTCTTACTACGTGTTGATATTCTCCAATACCTTCTGTTGGTGCAGCCGCAATCATAACTGGATCAACGTCTAATGCGTCACAAACATCGCTGTTCCAGACTTTTGGGAAAGACATATTAGGATTATCACGCCTTAATTCGCCTTGAGTTTTAATTTCACCTGTTGTTCGATTGCGATATTCAGTCATCAGTTGTTACTCCTTTTTGACCTTGGGTTATGCCGCAATTGCATAATATAAATATGTGTCACCATTGGTGTTGATGGATTGATTAGTGTTAAATTTTATATTGAACCCTGCGCTATAGGTATCAATCGTATCTTGGTTGGTAATTAACGCTGCCGAATATTGAATATACCAAAACGGTTGGTTGGTTGTGGTTAAGTTTGCTTCATCCCAGAAATACCAATTGCCAGTAGAATTAGTCTTTTTCACCATCAGAAAACGTATGCCGTTGCTGAAGCCACAGTCGATGTTTTGGTTCGTTCCGTTTCCAGTGAATGTGCCAATTTTACTTATGCCAGAAGCATTTCCGAATAAAAGCACAATATGGTCTTGATTGGTGTTATTATAACCACCGCCAGTGTAAAAATTTGTATTGGTTGGATGCGTATTTTGCCAAAGAAGTGTGTCTGTGTTAGCCGCAGCATTTCCATTTAATCTTAGATATTTATTTGCTCCAAGCGGCCTTGCATAAACATATACATGAGTTGTTGTGCTAACGGCAAACCACCACGCCATGCCAACTTCACCCTCTAAGTTGTGGGTGTGCGTCATGCTATTGCCAGTGCCAGTAAAACAAAACGTATCGAAAGCTGTTGGTTTCCTTTGCCACATATAACCTAAATCAGTAGTGCCACCATCATTGCTATCGTTAAAGCCATTTTGATGATCATAATTCTGGCCTGTCCAAGTGTAAAACTGTGGCCCACTACTTTCATACAGTTTGTCAGTGTATCTTCCTTGTATTTGCCTAGCGCCAAAAGTTGGGCGGTCAGTATTCCCATATATATCCGACCATAAGTCAAAAGAAGCATCAACTCTAAACCCTGTTGGGGATGACCACCCTGGCGGTTGATTGCTGCTTGCGTTTCCACCAGAAGCCTTAAATACGTCTGCACCTGATGTTGCCGCCGCCATTGGCCGACGAATTGCAATGTAAATGTAAGTGTCATTGCCTGTATATTGATACTGAAAGCCAGTAGCCGTTGGATGGCCTCTACTGTCAAAGCCAGAATACTCTGAGTTGCTTAAATTTGCTCTGAGCATAAAATCCAAATTGTCGATGTGAGTGCTATGCACCCAACCCCTCATCATATCGAACATTTCCCAGTTCATTGTTTCGTTTACTTTACGGACTAAAATCCATTGAGGCTCAAAGCCTAAATTAACATCTGCAATGCCGTTTGAACCTGTGGTAAAACTTCCGCATTTTATGATGTCCTGATCTCCTGTCGGACCAAACCCACCG